TTCATCCAACTAAGCTTTCATCCAACTAAGCTTTCATCCAACTAAGCTTTCATCCAACTAAGCTTTCATCCAACTAAGCTTTCATCCAACTAAGCTTTCATCCAACTAAGCTTTTCTTACAGCTCTTTCTACTTTGGAAGCGTTTCTCGCCGGGCCGGGCAGGAGCGTAGCAGGCCCTTTTAGGGCGTAAAAGCCCTTCCCCAATGGTAAACTATGGGCAATTTTTTGAGGCCCTTAAAACGCCTCTATAGCGCCGGAGCTTTTGCAAGCCGGGACATGTTTTATTCCCCCGTACAGCCAATATTCTTTTGTCCATGAAAGGGTATCCGGAATGATAAAGCAGTGCACTATATGTACCTCTCCTCGGAGAGCCGAAATAGAGTCCGACCTGATAGCGGGAAAGACCTATGAGTACATTGCACAGAAGTATAACGTCAGTCGTAGGGTTGTACGGCGACACTGGCACAACAAGCATGCCGCTGAAGACATTGCCCAAGCTGCTCGTGCGCGAGAGGTGGCAGACGGGGACATCCTGCTTGAGCAGGTAGAGAACTTGAAGGGTCGTGCGCTCAAGATTCTGGGACAGGCAGAGAAGGAGGGGACCCGTGAGGCGTGCATGGCGTTGCGCGAGGTGCGTGGAATTGTAGAGCTCCTTGCCAAGGTGCAGGGCTCGTTGCCAGACCAACCGACGATCAACATCAACCTGATCGAGACCCAGTTCAACGACTTCCGGACCGCGGTGGTGGGGGTGATATGCCCTGAGTGCCAAACGAAGCTCGTCGAAACACTGCGACACAGACTGGGAGCATAGGCTCCTTGCCAGCCTGAGCTTGACATACTTCATCGAGTACGTCAGCCGGGGGGCCTGGAAGCGGGCCAAGCACCTTGACCTCCTCTGCCATGTGCTGGAGGAAGTAGCCAAGGGGAACATCCTTCGGGTTATCATCACCCTGCCACCACGGCACGGCAAGAGCGAAACTACCTCGAAGCACTTCCCCGCGTGGTTCCTGGGGAAGTACCCCGATGAAGATGTGATTCTCACTTCCTATGCAGCTGATCTTGCCGAGGACCACAGTCGGAAGGCGCGTGAGATCCTGCGCGAGTACGGGGAGTCTATTTTTGGGATCTCGCTTTCGTCAGATAGTTCGGCGGTCAACCGCTGGGGCATCGAAGGCCATCGTGGGGGGTTGATTGCGGCTGGTGTGGGAGGACCCATCACCGGTCGTGGAGCAAAGGTTGCCATCATCGACGACCCCTTCAAGGGCCCTGAGGACAGCCACTCGCCGACGCAGCGGCAGAAAGTGATCAACTGGTACAAGTCCGTTCTGCGCACTCGTCTTGCTCCAGGTGGGGCTATCATCGTCATGCATACTCGCTGGCACGAAGAAGACCTCGTGGGCTACCTGCTCAACGGCGATGGGGGCGACGACGAGAGCGACCGTGAAAACTGGGTTGTGATCAACCTCCCAGCAATAGCGGAGGAAGACGACCCGCTCGGCCGAGAGCTCGGTGAGCCCCTGTGGCCGGAGAGGTTTCCGCTGGAGGAGCTCAACAAACTGAGGAGGGCAGCTGGCTCATACTACTGGGCTGCTCTCTACCAGCAACGGCCGTCACCAGAGGGCGGAGGCATGCTCCGGCGCAACTGGTGGAAGTTCTACCGGGTTGCTCCTCGCTTCGAGGAGATGATCCAGACGTGGGACTGTGCGTTTAAGGATGAGGGGGACACGTCTTACGTAGTTGGCCAGGTGTGGGGTCGAGTCGGTGCAGACAAGTATCTTGTTGATCAGGTTCGCGACAAGATGGATCTGCCCGCCACGATGAGGGCTATCTACTCGCTGTCGAACCGTTGGCCGAACACCCGCGCCAAGCTGATTGAGGACAAGGCCAACGGCACAGCTGTGATCCAGATGCTCAATCGGAAAATCCCGGGGCTGATCCCCATCGAACCCGCGGGGGGCAAGATTGTCAGAGCACGGGCTGTCTCGCCTGAGATCGAGTCCGGGAACGTGTATCTCCCCGACCCCGAGATAGCGCCTTGGGTGCATGACTTCATCGAGGAGTGTGCAGCGTTCCCCTCGGGGAGGCACAACGACCAAGTGGACGCAATGACTCAGGCCCTGAATTGGCTGGCTGAACACGCCCGGGGGATCGACCCGAGTTTGGGGCAGGCACTTGGCCGGATGACCGACATGCCCGGCTTCGGTGCCCCGGAGACTGGGGAGTTCCTCGATCTTGTCGATCCCATTGATGATGAGTACAACTTACTAACTATGTAATAACAATGGCCGAGAAAGTTGACACCAAGGAGGAGGGCGAGGTTTATGTGGCATCGACCGGTGCCACGTATTCAGCCCCGAAGTTTGACGCTGAGACCGTCAGGAAATACCGGGAGAACATCTACCTCGCCGGAGCGCTCGATAAGCAGCAGCGCACGCTCTTCCGCGACAGGAAAGACTTTGCGGTCTACGCGATCGACCCCGACACGAACGAGCCAGACCTCGACATCTCTCATCGGATGCTTACGATGGTCAAGGCCGCAGAAGTGGACCTGTGGAATAAGGCACAGATCTGCTGGCGAGAATCAGCTACCTGGGGGCCAGCGTTGTTCAACCCGGTGTGGGGATACAAGGGGAACGAGTACGTCCTGCTCAAGCTCCGGCATCTGCCCAGCGAGAAGTTTGCACAGCCCGGCAACACATTCTCATATATCCGGAACGAACTGCTGCCCGGTATCTGCTTGAACGATGAGGGCAAGATTGAGTTCTGGCAGCGCCAGGCAAACGGCCAGGTGAAGAAGCTTGAGAACGTAGTGATGATGACCGATCCAGTCAGGCTTGGGCTCGGTGGCACCCCACTCATCAAGCCGGTGATCCCGGTGATTCGGATGCTGGACTTCAGCTGGACCGGCCAGATGCAGCAGAATAACCGGCTGGGGGCAGGCGGTCTGTTCTTCATCCGGGTCTCACGGCCACAGCGGGACGATGTGGAGTACGCGCAGAAGATCATCAAGAACATCAACCGCGGAGTTGCCTACCAGCTCCGGGAGAACATGGAACTGGTAAATCTCGGGCTGGCCGAGACGGCGACGGCACTCGAAACGATTCAGGCCCTGGACCAGCTGATCGGGAACTACTTCAGCCCGACAAAGGCCATCTCCAAGGACGGTACGCTGATCGGCGGTTCGAGCAACCCGGAATACGATCTGTACATGAGTTACATCCAGGGGCAGCAGTCATGGGTGGAGGCTGCCTTCGAATACCTGCTGCAGCCGTATCTGGACGTAAACGGCTATGACGGCTACCGGGTCATGATTGACATCCCCGCTCCGCAGATCGAGAAGAGTGAACTCTGGCTGCGGGTGGCTGAGATCGGGTACAAGACCCAGTCGATGGGAGTAGCCGAGCGCCGGAAGATCCTATCCTGGACCGGTGCAGACCTGGTTGAATTGAAGGACGAAGAGATTGACAAGCTTCTCGAAGAGTTCAGCAAGACTGCAGCTCCAGCAGCCGAGTTCCAGAGGGCCGAGCTGCTGGCAAAGGTCATGAACGCCGACCCGCTCGATCCATATTCCATCGTAGACAGGGAGACGGCCCAGAAAGTAGTCAGGAGCTCGCTGAAGATCCAGAGCGGAGAAGAATAACCATGCCACGCCCGAAGTTTTCCCGCGACTTTCTGCGGGACCCCACCCGCATGGACCGGAGGCTTCAGGAGTTTGAGGACGCACTTGTGAAGTTGATAGGCGACTTTAAAAGGGCAGTTATTGCCCTTTTAAAGGACCCCAATAAGCGCGCCCATGGTACAACTCAGGTAATTATTGCGGACCCCGAGAGCTTCTTTAAAGAGCTCAACCGCCTCTGGGCCATCCACGTCTTAAACCCGGGAGACAAGGTTATCGACCTCCAGATCCACCGGGCGTATATCCAGGGGAGTCGCTTTGCTGGGATCATGTTGGGAGCCCCAAAGGATGTTCGGCAGACCGAGTGGGAGAAGATCGGGGCTCTCCTCACCGAGAACACGAAGGGCAGCTTCAAGGGGATTGGCGACGAGACCACAAAGCAGATCCGCTCGGCAATTGCAAACGGCATTCTCCTTGAAGCTGAAGCGGGGGACATCGAGCAGGAGATTCTCCACATCTGCGATAGCGTGGGGATCAACCGTGCCAAGACTATGGTTCGGACCGAGACGATGAAGGCAGTCAACCGCGGGATACACGACAGATACGTTGGTGCTGGCCTGACGGACGAAGATGAAGAATGGCTGACGGCAATCGACGATAGGACCTGTGACGAATGCCTGGCAAATGATGGAAAAACGATCAAGGAGATCGGAGAACGGCCTCCTTTACACCCGAATTGTCGGTGTACCATCATTCCGAAGATCAGGGTCCCGAGAGGCGATATAGAGGAGGAAGAATAAATGGGATGTGAAAGTACAGCAGGTAAAACAACTTGTAAACAGACTGTCCGTTTTTACCAGTCTGAACCGGGGCTCGTGGGGTCTCATGATGCTATCCTGCACCTCCTGAACCGGAGGGTCGGAGACGACTATCTCCCGGTCGAACCCTTTGAGGCAACGATCGACGATTGGAACGGCATCCCCTTGATCTTTGCTGCGAGGCACATTGAGTTCTCGTGCAGTTTCCCCGCACACAAAGACAAGAATCTCCAGACTTATCTGGAAGGTGTGTCGGGCGTGATTGTCGGGGAACTATCAGACTCGCGTATCGAGCAGGCTGGACGTCCGAAACTCATGACGAAGTTCAACTTCGGGGAGGGTACAGCAAAACGGCTATTTGAAGAGGGACTGATTGATGAGAAGACATACAAAGCATCAGTAGCAGCGATCCCCATTGCTCAGAAACTCGTCGATGAAGGGAAACTTTCGCTATCAAGCGCATTTTGCGCCCCGGATGACGGTAATGGTTCAATCGCTGGAACGGTTCGACCAAATCATGTCTTGCTGTTTGAAGAGTCTGCGCAGAATCAGCCGAAAGACCGGGGGTCTGTGATTCTTAACCAGATGGAGCAAAGTATGAAAAAACTCGAGCATGAGGGAAAGGTTATTTCCAGTGCAAACCGGGCAAAACTCAAGCAGGCTATCGACGCCCTTCTCAATGTCTTTAAGGAGATGGGAGGAGGAGGCGAAGAAGAGAAGCAAGAGAAGGTGCCCGCAAAATCACGAGAAGAGGATGACGAAAACGCCAACAAGAAGAAGGCGACCGCGGAGCCGGTCCCTGATACGAAGGCGGAAAACGAGAAGGAGGAGTCAAGTATGACAACGCCAGAAGTTCCCGCAACTCCTGATCCCAAGGATGCGGAGATCGAGGAACTCAAGAGACAGAACCAGGAGATGCAGGCGAAGATCGCCGCTTTTGAGCAGGCAGCACGGGATGCCGCCTGGGAACAGATCAAGAGTAAACTTCCTCCGGGCATGGTGCACGGTGAGAAGGAACAGGAGACCAGGGCGCTCTTTGAGAGCGATCATGTGGCCTTCACGAACAAACTGCTGGATCTTAAGACTGCGAAACCCACTTCAGAAGAAGGGGAGCAGCATGCGAACCAGGGAGAAGGAACGGATGACACGCTGGCCATCGTGCGGGAAATGCGCGAGGCATCGGGTCGGAGGTAGAGAAACATGGCGGTAAGCACAATCGCACAGTACACGGGTGGCGGCATTAAGCTCCCGTGCATCCTTGCAGAGGGTGCGCCTACGGTCACCAAGATGACCATGGGAGAGGATGGCTATTTCGACACCGGGATTGTCTGGGAGTCGAGGCTGGACAAGGGATCATGGGTCGTCCCGGACGTCCAGGAAGAGAACACCTACGAGGCGACCAAGGGTCTCCCGGTGGTCAAGGCGATCACGAACGGTACGCTCCTGGTCGGACAGATCGTCAGCGAACCCACACTCGTGAAGGCGCCTGCGACAAGCGCGGCGGCGGACACCCACGCGAAGCGCCTTGCGGGGCAGTATTACAGGGTTGCAACTGTTGAGTGGTTCGGCCTGTCCGGCGTGGCGAAGGCAGTTCTGAACACGGCCAACGCAGCAGCAATCGTCCCGGGCGTGGCGGCAACGCTCAAGATCGATGCATCCGACTCGGTCGCTCTTGCAGCGGTGGATCCGCAGGGACCAGTCACGATCGGCGTGGTCGACGTGGAGTCCGGCGGCAGTGGGATAATCAGTTTCCACTATGCAGCGCAGGAGATCGGCGGGCAGTATAACCTGCTCGTAGGGTTCACTGGAGGCCCGGTCGTAATCCAGGCGTGAGGTGAAGAAGAATGGTACAAATTTCAGGACCAAATGAGCGGTTTCTCCAGACCCCTGTAGTCATCGCAGAGATACTCAGGATCCTGGAGCCCGATCTCGCTTTCATCGACAAGATCCCGCACGTTGATACGGGCGGCGACACACCGACGTACTACCAGAAGAACCAGGCTGCTGCAGATCCGAAGAAGCAGGTCCCGCGGATGAGGACCCCGTCGTCCAAGTTCCCCGAGGTTGAGATCTCCCGGATCACCAAGCGGACGGCACTGCTCAACGAAGAGGGCATCTCGTTCAGGCTGGACAAGGATGCGCTCCGGAAGAGGTCCGGGATCGACATGATTCAGGACGCTTTCCAGAATGTGGGCTACTGGCTCGGCGAGTACCTGAACGGGGTCATCTACGATACGATGCGGGCAGGAGGCACCGATGCCGGCATGACGCCGACTGCAGTCTGGAGTGACCCAGCAGCAACCCCCGTAGAAGATATGCGCGTGTTCAAGAACGCGATGCGCCGAGAGGGCTACCCCTACCGGATGACGGACATCTTCATTGAGCAGGTCAATTTCAATGAGCTGGAGGGATACCTGGTCGGGCACGAGATCCCGCAGTTCCGGGAAGCAGCAATGGCTGCAGGTCAGAGCAGGATAACGCTGCCTCTCGAAGGGAAGCCTGAAGTCACCGGCCTCTACTCCGGCGTCACGCACGGTGATGTTCTCGGCATTGACCGGAACAAGCCTGCAGCGACGTTCTTCTACAACAACGACCCGCAGTTCTCCACTCACCGCGTCTCCTATGAGACCGTCGTGAACGGAGCGAAGGTCACGAAGACCGTCCCCAACATCGGCCTCAACGTACACAAGTACTGGGAAGACGACACCCACGACACCGTAGTCCAGCTCTGGTTCGACTTCACCGTCGTGGTCAAGGACGCCTTCGGGATCATGTACGACGACGGGCTCTGAGCAGAGCTCGTAACCCATTTTTGGGACTGCTCCAGTACACACATCAGGAGAGATTAAATGGCAGCATATACAGCCAAGAGGGCGGGAGAACTGCGGAAGCAGGGCGGTTCTCTGCTCGAGAAGATCGTAAAGGAGAACATTGCGATCGAGGAAGGGATCGACATCGCGCAGCGCCTGTGGATCTGTCTGACGCCTAACCGCGGGACGCTGACGGCGCTGGCGACTTCCGGTGTTGACATCGCCGACGGTGCAACCACCACGTACTATGCCGTGGCCCTTGCACCCCCGGACAGCGGGGCGAAGTTCGGCCGACTCCGCGTCCTCTTCAACGAGGCATACGTCAAGGACACGACCGATGCGAAGATCGAGGTCATTGACAACTACGCCGCGGGAGCACGGACGGTCTACACGTACACGGCACCAGCAGCGGGTGCCGCGGAGGGGTTCATCGCGACGGTGCAGCCGGACGAGGACGACTTCTACCCCAGTCTGCGGCTCGACCTCAAGGTCACGGCGACCGGTTCAGACAGTGGGACGGGTCACGTATCAGTCTGGCTCGAGGTTCTGCTGAGGTGATGGTAGATGGCCATCGCCACGGCAGTCTACGACAGTGTGGCCACTGCACAGACTGCGATTGAAGCAATCGCGGTCGCGAAGTTGCTCGCAGTCGTTGCATTCAAGGAGAGCGGGAAGCAGAAGTTCCTGGTCGTGAAGGACGACACATGAGGTGATCTATGGTCGTAACAGCAGCCCTGATTCAAGCAGCGGATAGATCCTTGACGGAAGCAGAAGCGACGGCTGCCCTCACTGCATATGAGGATGTTGCGGCTGCCCTTCTGGATGCAGACGACCCCGGGCTCACCGAAACACTCTATGATTGGTGTCACGCCCTCCTGATCTGCCATCTCCGGTCATCCGGTGACCCCGCATCCGGTCTGAAGGGGTATAAATCAGGGGATTATTCTGAGACCCGCGACCCCGGAGTCACGACCTGGCTGCTGCAGTATCGGGAGATCATTGAACAGGCCTCCCGTGGTGCTCCTACGGTCACGGATGCGGGCGTCATTCGATCTGATGCGGTGATGGAGGACCTTCAACTGGACACAGCAGATGTCCTCTTCTATCCGGATGATGTAGATCCCGATACAGGAGTGATGTTCTAATGGTGGGAGGGCTCATTCACACCTGCACCATCCAGCGGCAGTATGCACGACAACGGCTAACATTTACTGCAAGTGCAGGAACGCCGGTCATTGGGCAGACTGTAACTGGAGCGGATTCAGGTGAGGAAGGGGTCATCATCAGGATCGGGATGGGTGAAGAGGGGGTAGATGATTACATCATTATTGAGGCTGAAAACGCTGTTTTTACTATCGGTGAGGTTATCGGAACACCGACGTGGTCTGGAATTTTATCCACCCAGATAGACAGCAAGAATGCGTCCGGGGAACTTGAACAGTACTGGATAAATGATCAAACAGGGGTTCGGTGTCGGTTTTATGTGAAGTCCTCTGGATTCGGGCAAACGAGACATGATGCAGGGGATCTCGTAACTGCGACAATTGCTTGTATTCTTCCGCCTACAGTTACTATCGAGAGTTCTAAATATCGCATCGTTTCCGCGACGTCTGGTTATTCAGGCGTTTATACTATTGTCAATTTATATCCTCGATCATCTGGTGGGGGATTACACCATTACGAAGTAGGACTTTCGGAGGGGTTATGAATACGGAAGAATCAATTAAGTTGCTTGCTCGTTTAGACGAACGAA